TTGTACCGTTTTTGACGGTCGCTGTGGTTGTGCCGTTTTTGTCAGTGATTGTGATTGTTGCCCCGGTATCTGTTTCAGTGACGGTTGCTGTCGGTGAGTAGCCATCACTACCATCAACGCCGTTTTTACCGTCCGTACCATTCGTACCGTCTTTTCCGGGTTCTCCGGGGTCGCCTTTTTCTCCTTTTTCGCCACGTTCTCCCTTTTCACCGGGTGCTCCAGGCTCGCCCTGGTCACCTTTTTCTCCGGGGTCGCCTTTTGCCCCAGCTGCTCCCGGCTCGCCGGTATCTCCCTTTTGTCCTTTTAAGGATTCCAGCCAGTCCGTTTCCGTTCCGTCATATCCATTTTGCACAGCGATTTCGTAGGCGGATTTCCCGTTTTCGCCATCCTTTCCGTCTTTGCCATCGTGCAAAGATGCGATTTTTCCATCTATTTTTTTCAGAAGCTGGGCGTACAAGTCCGGCGTTGGCGGAATTGGAACGCTTCCGGAATTGGAAAAACCGGAACGGCACACCCGAAACTCCAGCGTCGCTGTTGTCGCCCGTACCTCGTCATGATAGCCAAAAATGCTTATAGACGTTTGTCCATTTGTAATTTCCGCCGGAAGCGTACATTGTGCAACATTTCCTTTTCCGATGTGCACATTATAGACATTTTCGCCTTGCTTAAATTGTGCAACTTTATCAATCTGTTCCCATTCCGGAGTAAACAAAAACAGTAGATTTACAAACGCAACTTGTTCATCCGCAACGACTTCTCGGCGTTCTAAATCAATTCTTTGTCCAGTAATCCTAAATACAAGCATTATGTTTCTTCCTCCCAGTTCATATTTTCAGAATTCCAAATAAATGCACCATCAATACAATTGATTCGCTGCAAATATCCATTGTGGTAGTTGGTTTTTGCATCCGATGCCATCCAGTTGGTTGGCTTTGTAATGGCGTTCCATTGTTCTTTTGTTCCCTCGTAGGTGATAGCTGTTAATTTTTCGCAATAAGTAAACAAATTAGACCCGAAATTTTTACAATTCGCAGAAATTGTTAGACCGTCGAGCAAATCACACCACGAAAAGGCAAACGAACCAATCAAGCTGCACTCAATTCTGGCGGTTGTGAGTTTCCGACAGCCACTAAAAGCATAATCGCCCCAAGTCTTAACACTTGCTGGGATTATAATCTCAGTAATAGCATTTTGCTCAAAGGCATGCTGCCCGATGGCGGTTACTGTTTGCGGTATTGTGACCGCAGTTAAGCCGTTAATTGTCCTCTCGGCTTCAAATTGCGAAAACGTGTTATCTCCAATGCTTGTAAGTGTGGATGGTAAATCAACAGCAACTGCGTTCTCGCAATGATAAAATAAATTGTCACCTAAGCTTGTAATGCCGTTGCTAACAACAATATTTTTAATGTTGAGATTGCTACCAAACACCGTGCTCTCTGCTTTGTAGTCGTAAGTTGCACCAGTCCCACGCAGCAGTAATTTTCCGTTGGCGTATAGTACATAATAAACGTTTTCGCCACAAATTCCCGTTTCTGAAACTTCTCCGCCTGTCAAATCGTCTACTTTTGTCTGCAAATCTGCAACCTGATTGCTCATATCGTCCAGCCGCTTTTGCAACTGCTTTAGATAAGCATTAGTCTGCTCCATTTTTGTCAGCATCTCTGTAACCCTGCACTTGCCGAGGATGCAGCGGCAATAACCGCACAATTCCTCATCTTCCCGGCAGTCTGTGATGTTGGAAGCGGTAATCCCACTCGACCCACCATTGACTCGCACCTGACAGAGGGTCAGTGTGGTTTTCGTGTCATTGTTACTGAAAGACGGGATAAACGGGGCAACGGCTGGCGTACCTGCAAGCACCTCGATTTGCACGCTCCGCACAGATTCTTGCGTGTCGCATGAGATACCGACGGTGACATAGCGGGGCAGGGAACTATCTGCATACTGCGACAAGTCTAAGATATAACCGTTGTCGTTCTGAAAATAGTGTCCCTGAATCCAAGCTTTGCCGCTTCCAATCCGAAGCTGAAACCCACCTGCTGGTGTAATCGAAAAACACTCGCCGTAAGTGTCCTGAATTCCGTCACAAATAATGCTGGATAGATAGCTTGTAAAATGCTCAGCCGTATAAACCCGGTCTAAGTTTTTAGCGTTAAAAAATCCGTACGAAAAAGCCATACTCATCCCTCCTGAAATGTAGGTGTCAAGCTCCTGCCGTTTTGGTCAAAACTCTCTATCATTCCGATTAGTCGGATACGATTTTGTGATAGTCCAAAACGAGTTTGCTGTACCGTTACCAAGTCGCCGACCTGATAATCTTGTGGATACTGCTCTTGTGTTGATGTTGCAGTAATGCTGGATTCGCTGATTTCTTCTACCGGCAAAAAATTTTCACGTCCCCGTTCTTCCAGCATTTTCAAATATTCCTCTTCCGGAATAGTGATGGATTCCCCCGCATCGTTCTGCGTTTCTTCCGACAAATCCCGTGCATCTACATAAACCTCGTACCGTTCCCACTGCGTCGGCTCTGGGTCGATGGTGCAAAATGCTCGTTTACGAGCCTCACCCTCGCCAGCCCCCAATGTGTAAGCCGCATTTTGCTGAGCAGCTGCGTTTTTAAGATAATCAAAGGTTAGCAAATTGTGGAACGCATCCGAAAAAATCACATGCGGATAGGTGTCTTGTAAAATGCTGCGGTCAACGCCTTCCGACAGCGTAAACACCATTTGATAGGTGCGGCTGTTTGGTTTTGTTTCAACGAGGGAGATGTTTGCCGTTCCGCCGACCAATTCACAGATTTTGTAAATCCACTCCATCAGGTTTGCATAGCTGATTTGCAAGTGGGTTTCTTGCTTCCAGCAATCTCCAGTGATTTCGCCGAGTTGCAAACCTGGAAGGAAACGCTCGTTTTGTTGCAAGCAGTTCTTGCGAATCGCTGTGTGTATAATCTCTCCATAGCTGGTCTGCTCTTTGATTACCATCGTTGGATAGATAATGCGACGAGATAACAAAATCATGAGAAAATGACCGCTTACGGTCAGATAGTCGCCGTTTTCCGCATCCGTCTGAATACGGACAGATTCAATCAATCCATAATGCTCTGTGTCATCTTTCCGCCCGATAAGTCGACCCGTCTGAAAGATGGCAACGGTTTCCGGCGTGGCAGCAATATATAATTCAAATTGTCCGCACCGAAAGTACTCAATATCCCAAAGGAAACTTGAGAACGCATCGCAGACCGCCTCTAAGGTGATAGATACCGTGTTTTCGGCGGCGGTCATTTGGTAAACTTCAATCAGCATAATTTATACTCCTAAGTATGCATCTGTGTGCTGGATGGTTGCGGTGATGTATTTTGACGCACTCAACCGATACCGATTTAAACCCTTACGGAGTGTAAACCACGTTGAACCAGAGGTCATGCAGTTGATGATGTTGGTTGTTACACCATCTCGCACCAGCGTAACGGACTTTTGCCCTTGTTTGGTATTGATGATGATTTTGTCGCCGGGTAAAATGTCCAATCGCAGCTGGAAATAGGTTGATGTGTCGTCGTCATACAATGTAACTGTTGTTATAACAGGATTTGGGACATCCTCTCCGGAGGCTGCTTCTAAGGTAATTAAAATGCCGACCTCTTCACCGGAATTGAAGATGGACAAGGTTTTATCTGTACTGTAAACGCCGAGCGGAAACGGTTCATCGCTCTCCGGAAAGGGAAAGTGAAACGCTCCAAATACGGATTGACTGTATGCATAGATGGGCTGCATGCTGTACCAGTAGGGGTCTGGGCAAATGATACTGATTTGCCCGTTGACCAACTCACCAAAATTGGTCACGGTGCAGCTTTCAACATATCCCTCTGTATAAACATCAATTCCGACTGTACGATAATACACCTTGAGATATTGAGCGGTTTTCACAACCCGATAGAGGGCGTGGCGGTTTAATTCAATCTTACTGCCGTAGCCTCGCATCTCAAAAGATAGCACTAAATTCCGCTTTTCAATAAAAGCGTTGTTTAAGTAGCTGCCATTCATTCCGGCATATGGTGTTGTACTAATCGTTCCTGCTGGCGGATACAGTCCATCAATTTTGGAAATCATGTAATTGTTTGCAGTGGCGGTCATGTTGATGCGGTCGCCGGCTGCATTCTCAACAATAAGTGTAAATCGCATAAAACACCTCACACATTGATTGCATTCCGGGTTTGCCGGTAAATTTCCAGACGTGTCAATGCCTTTGGACTGTTGTTTGTCTGGTTGATGGTGCGGCTGTTGTCGTTGTTGATGACAGTCGTTGTTGCTCCAACAGAGCCTTGCTCACTTTTTAAAGCATCCATCTGCAAATTTCCCTGCATGGAAACAGAAATTCCATCCGCAACCGCAGCGACTGCTTGAGTTACAAGCTTTTTGCTTTTATTGATACCATTAGCCAATCCTTGCATAAAGTCAGGCATCCAGCTTTCGTAGTCTGTCAGCGGACCTTTGTCTGGTACAGAGAAGTGCAGGAAATCCCGAATGGTATCAGCAACATTGGTGACACAATCTTCCAGCCAGCCAATAGCACTTTGAATCCCGTCAATAATGCCCCAGATAATATCGCTGCCCCAGTTCCACGCATCAGAAGCCAGTCCTCTAATCCAATCAATAGCACCGTTAAGCCCGTTTTCAATGGTTGTCCGGATGTCGCCGATTTTGTCAGAAATTCCGTCATGTATACCGTCCCAAATATCGGAAATCTTATTTTTAATCTGGCTCATAAGATTGGAGATGCTGTCATAAATGTTCTCCCATGCGTTTGATACATTTGTTTTAATTCCATTTACAACAGACGCTATTTTATCTGATATGTTATCCCAGATTCCGGAAAAAGTGTTACGGATGTTTCCCATTATGGAAGAGATTGTGCCAGAAATAGAGTTCCAAATCCGCTCAATAATAGAACGGATTGCGTTGGATACTGTATCAATCTGCGACCGAATAGCCTCCCAAATGTTTGCAAACGTTGTTTGTAGAGCAGTTAAGAGTGGCTCTAAAAAATCTTTTATTCCGTTCCAAATGGTTTCGACAAGATTTTTTATAAACTCCAGCTTTTCTTGTACTTTATCGCTGATAGCCGTCCAGATTTCAGAAAAGAAGTCCCGAATACTTTCTAAAATCGGTGTGATAAAATCAACAATGCCATTCCAAATAGCACTAATTTTTTCGGAAATCCAGTCCATAACTCTTCCAACGACAATTTGAATCGCTTCAAAAATCGTTTCGAACAAATACCCGAAAGCATTAATCAACGGTTCTAACGTTGTATAGATAGTTGTCCACACAGTTGTAATCACTGTATATATCGTATTAAATACAGTGTATACTACTGTATAAATTGCATTAAAAATTGTGCTAAAAAATGTATAAATACCCTGCCAGATTGTTGTTACAAACGTCTTGATAGAGGTAAAAACATTGGTTACTGTTGTCTGGATTGATGTCAGAATGTTTGTGAAAGTCGTAGAAATAGAAGTCCATATGTTGGAGAAGAATGTTTTGATGTTAGTCAGTGTATTGGAGAAGAACGTCTGAATATTTGTCCAAGTGTTTGTGAAAAACGCTTTTACAGATGTCCAGACAGTTTCCCAATCTGTACCAAACCAGCCTAAAAACGTATTCGCAACACCTTTTAAAGTGTCCAGAATTGTTTGTAATATAGATTTGATACCTTCCCAAATCGACGAAAAAATTTCTTTTACGCCTGTCCACGCCTGTTCCCAATCGCCGGAAAACACGCCTGTAAATACATCCATCAATCCTAAGATTGTTCCGGATACAGCTTCAAAAATTTCTGCAACAATTTCAAAAGCCCCTTCAAAAATGGGGGCTAACAGATTGCAAAAGCCTTCCCACGCTGCCTTTACAGCCTCGCCAAAATCATCAAAATCAAACCCAAGAGCATTGAGACGGTCGGTAATACCTTGTGTTAACTCGGTAAATGTGCCTTTGATTTGCTCCCAGATGCTGATAATTTTATTTCGGAAATCCTCGTTTGTTTGCCATAGATGTACAAACGCAGCCGCTAAAAGTGCAATCACTCCAACTGCGGCGGAAAATCCAGCAGTTGATACCTTTAAAGCACCCGTAACAGCAGAAAATCCATTTTTAATGCTGCCAAGGATTTTAGGTATTTTTGCAATCGCTTGCATAAGCGTTCCGACAACTGAAATTACTTTCCCGATTGCAATAAGCAACGGAGAAATAGCCGCAACCGCTAAAGCAATTTTTACAATTGTTTCTTTTACCTGTGGGTCTAATTGATTGAGTTTGTCAACAATTGTTTGCAACCGAGCAACAAGGCTGCGGATTGCTGGCATTAAAATGTCACTAAAACTGATTGCAAGTTCTTCCAGTTGCGACTTCAAAATGGTTAACTGCCCGGCAAGATTGTCCTGCATAGTAGCTGCCATTTTTTCGGTCGTGCCATTGTAGCCATCTACCGTATCGGAACAAGTATCTACTGCATTTGTCAGCTTCTCAAAGTCTGCTGGTGATGCGTTGATAATTGCCAACATCCCAGACATCGCTTCTCGACCAAAAAGCGAAGCGGCTGCTTGTGCTTGTTCCGCCTTTGTAAGTCCACCCAGTTTATCACGCATTTGCCCCATCAAATCACGGAGCGAATACATCTTTCCGGAACTGTCTGTCAAGGAAATTCCGTATTTTTCCATTGCCGAGGATACTGTATCGGTTGGTTTAGCAAGGCTAACAATTGCACCACGCAAAGCCGTGCCAGCCTGCGAGGATTTGATTCCGGCATTTGCCATTAGTCCGATGGCGATAGCGGAATCTTCAGCAGAGTATCCCAAAGAACCCAGTACCGGAGCGGCATACTTGAAAGTTTCACCCATCATGCTGACGTTGGTATTGGCGTTGCTTGATGCAGCCGCTAAAATATCCGCAAAATGTCCACTATCTTCCGCTTTTAAGCCAAAAGCAGTGAGAGCATCTGTAACAATGTCGGACGTTGTTGCTAAATCCTCGCCTGATGCAGCAGCAAGGTTCATAATGCCCTCAATACCGTTAAGCATATCGCTGGTTTTCCAGCCTGCCATAGCCATGTAACTCATCGCATCGGCAGCTTCACTTGCGGAGAACTTCGTTTTGCTACCCATCTCACGGGCTTTATCTCGGAGAGCATCTATTTCCGAACCTGTTGCCCCGGAAATGGATGCAACCTTGCTCATCGCAGAATCAAAATCCGCTCCCGTTTTTACGGCAAGTGTTCCGATAGCGGCAATTCCCGTTGAAACCGGGAGCAACTTTGTACCAACGCTGGAGATTTTATCACCAACGTCCTGAAATTTTTTTCCAGTTTCGGACAGCTTAACCAACGCCGTTCTGGATTCACCTGCTTGTTGCTCCAGTTTCTTTAGGTCGTTTTCCGTTTGCTGGATTTCCCGTTGCAACGCGTCATATTGTTCCGGGGAAATCGGATGTCCAAACTCATCATCTACCTGTTTTGCGGCTTCTTTTAAGTCTTTAAGTTTGGTTTCTGTTGATTTTATTTTACTTTGTAAAGCATCGTATTTCTCTTGAGAGATTTTTCCGTCAGCAAGTTGCTTTTCTGCATTCTCTGCTTGCTTTTTCAGCTTTTTTAATTCGGTGGTCGTGCTTTCAATTTCGCTCTGTATTGCATCATATTTGGTTTTCCATGCCCCGTAATTATCCGCTGTTTTGGCTGCGGCTTCGCTCGCCGTTTTAAGGGCTTGCAACTTGTCTTTGGTATCGGATACAGCAGCTTTTAACAACTTTTGCTTTTGAGTTAGCAACTCTGTGTTGGTAGGGTCAAGCTTTAGTAACCGCTCGACGTCTTTTAATTGACTTTGCGTATTACGGATATTTTTGTTGACACCCTCCAAAGATTTTACCAGATTAGTGGTGTCACCACCAATTTCGACGGTAATGCCTTTGATACGGCTCGCCATATTGCTTCCCCCTTTTTAAAATTTGTCAAAATCTGCTTGTGTTGCTTGATAACTATATGGATAGCCATCATTTTCTTTTTCTGTAAATAAATCATTTACAAGTCCAATAGTTAAAAAATCCAAGTCGCTTATTGATAAGCCAATCTGTACACACCGCAGCAAAAAAAGCGGTGTGGTCATCGGGCGGTCAGTCGGGCGATGTTTTTTTTAGACTGGACTTGCGTTTGCAAGTTTGCATTCCAAAGTTCCAGCAGTTCTGGCAAAATTTCATAAATTGAAAACATGGAGAACTGTTCCAACCATTCCTCCGCTGTTCCCGGTACGCCTTTAGGGTCTGCATGCTTTGCCATCATGTACGCAACATTTTCAAACGTTTCCAAAATTTCTGGATTTAATCCGGACGCTTCACTGTCTTTTTCTTTTTCATCGTCAACCGATTTTTGCAAATCAGCAAAATCATGAAACAAATCACGCCGGAATTGCAAGCGATATAGCCGAGGAATTGCTGCACTCGCTTTAAATTGTACATCTACGCCGTCAATGGTAATTGTTTTTGACACTCCCATTTTTTTATCTCCTTAATTCGCTTTGTTTTCTTCCGCTGTAAAGCTTGGCATATAAACTGCGTTGTACCAATTATTATAAGTTTCAGCATCTGTTTTTTCACAAGATTTTGACTTAACAAGGTTATTGTCCAATGCGGTTGCAGACAGCTTGAGAGTTTCCGTTTTGACTTCCTTTGTATCTTCTGTGGTTGCGGATTCTGTTGCAGGACGTGCAACAGAGCAGCGGTAAAAGATATGTCTGATTTTCTTTTTGTCGCCTTCAAATTCAAAAAACAGTGCAAATTCGGCGACTTCTGCATCGCTCTTTTCCACGAGTACTCCCTTTGTGTCAAGCTTTTCTCCCAAAATTTCCGTTGCGAAATCGGTTGGAATCAATGCGACTTCCAAATCTCCCTCATAACCGGAGTTGTTGTTGCACAGATAATAAACACAGTTGTCTGCGTAAAACGGTTCTGTTTCGCCATTTGCATCAATGCTAAGGCTGACAGCACCCGGCAGACGTACAGGTGTAGCGTATTGCGGAACACCGTCCTCATCATATCCGGTGATTTTTGCCCAGTATACTTTGTTTAAGCCAAATTTAACCTTGTTCTTAGTTTCGGTTGCCATGCTTAGTTCCTCCCTAATGATTTTTTTACAAGTGATTCAAGCATTTCGATTCCATGCTCTTCCGCTGGTTTCATGTGTGGGTGTGCGTTTGTTCTTCCGCCTTGCCTGAGTGCGTGACCATCTTCCAGCAAATGTGATAACCGGTAATGCTTTTTAGAGTGGACGGCTACTTTTAATTTGCTTGAATTTTCTTCGATTTTTGTTACTACAAAGCTTTTTCTGTACGTCCCCGTTCGCTTTGGGGCAGTTTGTAGTAGTTCTTTTTTGACTGCCTGAGAGGATTTTTTGACTGCTGCTTTTACGTCGTCGCTGGTTGCATTGCTATATTCTTGCAACTCTTTCATAATTTCGTCCGCCAGCTTATCAACGCGAATAGTTTTTATCATGTTTACCCCTCCAGCAGCAGTTCAAATTCATAAATCTGTTCAAACATCTTTTCAGAAGATATGTATTCTTCCGTTTTATCATATACAATCTCATTTCTTTCTAAAACGGATTCTATTTGACTTTCAGATTTAAAATCTTTTTGGTTGCTGTACAATTCCAGCGTCACCTCTACGATTTTTTGATAGGCGTGATTATCGGCAGAAAAATCGCTCCGCCCGTCATAATAAAATACAAAATAGGGCAGCGGCGGTGCTTTGCCACGCTCGAAATGGTGATATGCAAACGGCAAATGCATTTGCTCCATCATTTTTGCGATGTCAGTATAGGTCATTTTGTATTCCCACCTCTTCCTTGAGATACAATTCCAACACATCCATGTTTTTTTGATATGTTCGATAAATTAAATATCTTTTTTCATGGTATACGGCAATTCCCTCACAATCGTACTCAATCGGATTGATTTGCACAATAAATGACGGTTTTAACCCAGCCTGCATTGCTGCAAAAAACTCCGCTCTGCTCGCTGATTGCACGCTACAAAACACAGTTCTTTTGGATTCTTCCGCCAATCGTTCCACGCCGCAATCATCTCTGTATAAATGCTGTTTGACCAGTTCAATCACATCATCCATCGTCATTTCCTCTCATTTTTTCGGAAAATAGCCGATTGTTAAGCAAATATCGCAGCATCCGTGGCATTGAGGATTGCTCATCTCCGCCACGCTTCCGCCATAGCCACGCTGCATACTGTACGACAAGCTGGTCGTCTTCGATGGTCTCATTTAACGTGATTCCCTCTCGTGCAATGTAGCTTTTTGCCGCCTGTAAATCTGCATAAAGCCGGTCATTATAAGCCTCGGCGGTAATTCCGAGGTCTACCTTTAGCATTGTAAGCAGGTCTACGTTCATATTATTTATTCTCCGGTTACTTTATTTGCCGTGTCTTCTGCAAAAGTAACAGCGTTTGCGGTTGGTTTTGTACCGCCGATTCCGATTGCAACAAATCCCTCTGCAATCACCGGCAAGCCGTCATATCTCGCAGTCCCCTTAAATACGGTCTGGTCTTCAATAAATCTCGCGTGTTCCGACTGGCTGATAGCTGTTCCTGCACGCTCTGCCAGCAGATACAAGTCACCATAACCGCCAATGATTACATCATCCGGGATAAAAGACAGCTTTTCGATTGCTCCGCCAATTACTGGCATCGTTCCGTTCTGCCCGGTTACAATCGCACCAGCAGCGTTGATGGTCAGGGCATTTGCAACCAGCTTTGTAAATGTCTTTTCGTTCATTGCCCAAAACATTTCGCCGTGGCTGTAATCTGCCTTAGCGTTTCCGGATGCAATAACCAATTCCTTAAACAACGCTGCATCTGTTTTACCAGAGATTGCAAGCACGTTGCTGGTGGTAAGGTTTGCCCACGCTCTGGCGGTGGTAGAGTAACCAGACGGCTTTGCAGCCTGCGTCAGACGGGTGACAATACCAAGCGGCATTTTAGTCCCAGTACCGTACAAGATTGCCTTGTCCAATGCGTAACCGATAGCCTGACCAAGTGCGGAGATAATCTCGGTTGCAAGGGCAATGTCGGAATCTTCCAGCACGGCATTGCAGATTGCGATAAATCCGCCGACCTTATAACCGTCTACCTCTACGTTGTTAAAGGTGAGGTTTAATTCGTTGAGTGTGCTACACATTTCCGTCCAAATTGCTTCCGGGATTGCACCCATTACGTTCTGTCTTGCCTTGCCCGGCACACTCTTAACATTTACATGCTTGTACAGCTTAGAGTATTTAAGCGTGGTTTCTTTGATTAAATCCAGTGCAACTTCCGGGATAAGCAGCTCAGCACCGGTAATAGACCGCTGATTCTTGCCCATTTCCCGGACACGTTCCAACCAGCTTTTTACAGCATCGTTGGCAAAAAACGCATCACGTTCCTGTACGTTCATGCCAAAAAATTTCAATCTGGTTTTCATTTTAACATTCCCCTTTCTGGTTTCATCGTCCGAATTACCCTCGGCTTGCGGTGTCTGTTGTTTCTGTTCCACGGCATCCAATTCTTTCTCCATGTCAGCAATTTCCGTTTCCAGTTCGCTGATGGACTTTTCGTTTTCCGCCTTGTCTTGTTCAAACTGGTTGACAGCCTTTTCAACCACCGCCTTTTCTTCTTCGGTTTTTGCCTCGTTGATGTCGGATTCCAGTTCTTTTTCCCGTTTTTCCAACTCTGCGGCGGCTGTGCGGAGTTCCGCCAGTTCAGCTTTTTTGCTGTCAATCTTGTTTCGCAATAACAGTGCTTTCAGCATTTTTTATTTTTCCCCTTTCAGTTTTTTCAAAAGTGCGGATTTCCACGCTTCTGATTTTCGCTTTTCGATTTGTTCCCGGTCTTTTTTTCGTGCAGATATGCCGGTTTCTTCATACGCCGGATATGTGCAGCAAGATACTTCATACAGCTTTACCTTTGTGATTCTCCAATGGATTTCCCCGTCTGCCGGGAAAGTTGTTTCTTCACTAAGAATTTCAAAACCAAAGCTGCACTGGGACACATCGCCACGTTTTACACGTTCATAAAGATTCATCGCCTCACTATCTTTTGGGTTGATGTAGATTTTTCCCCACAATCCGTGAGAATCCTCTCTCAATTCCAGCGTGTGGGCGGTTGTACGCCCAAGCACAAGCCGGGTGTCATGGTCAATAAGTGCCCGGACATCTCCAGCAAGCGTTTCCGAAAACGCACCCGGTGCAACGCTCTCGCTCATGCCATACCCCATATCATAATTGGAATCAAATACCGCAAAATAGCCCTCAATTACAGGGGCTTCGTTTGTTTCGCCGTCCCTCGTTGTAAGTACTGACTGCATCGTGCGATACATGACGTTATTCCGTTCCATTTTCTTCTTTCCCTCCCTGTACTAATTTTTTTTGATACGCTGACATCTCATAAGGGATGTAGTTTTCCAGCACTCGTAATTCATCCAATCCCTCCCTTGGTGACAAGCCCATCCGGTCACGTACCTCGTTGCCAGTAGCAAAACCACGGTCAGACAAGCCGCCAAATACGTCAGCGATGGTTTTTATATCCCAATCAAACAAAGACAAAACATTAAAGCGGATGTACATGTTTGGGGATAAAATCAGCTTTTTTGTCATTTCCTGCTGTATTCCAATCACAATCGGCTTTACAGTATGATTTACAAAAGCGTTCCATTCGTCTTTGCTGTAGCTGTCAACACCTAGCAAAAACGGCGGCACGCCCAGAATCGCTGCAATCATCCGCCTGTTTAGCTTTACAACGTCGCTGATTGCTAAATCAGATAAAGACAGCGGTTTGATTTGCTCAATTGAGAATTGTTCCGCCGGAATCAGCCATGGTTCGCCAACTTCACTGGATTCTACGTAATCTGCCAGCAGTTTCTTTCTTCCTGTCGGCGAACTAAATTCATCGGTCAACGCATCTACTTTTACAATGACAGACGGTTTCCACTTGCTGGATAAAAATGATTTTTCCGTTGCGGCTGCCTGTTTAAGGTTGTCTGCAAACGGTCGCAGGGATATTTGCAAGCCTCGCCCTTTCCACAAACAATTTGGGGAGGGATTGTGCACAAAATGCAGAATCTCGTCCGATTTATACGGAATCCCGTCAATCATGACAGAGTAAGAACCGTTTTCCGGAATAGAAACTTTTGATGCTGCAATTGGTTCTAAATCTCTCAAATATCCGCCAGTTGTATGTACTTTTACGATACTATTTCCTTTTCCGTATAACAAAAGATTCATTACGATTGCTTCCATCCACGTCTTCCGGGTCATGTTTGCCATCGGTTCGATGTCGATTTTTCGGCTGAGAGCGTTCACAATCCGCTTGTCTCCCTGTTCGGTATTTTCCATCAAATGGATGGTAAGAGAGCCAATCAATTCCGCAATGCGTCTGCAAGCGGTCATTACTTCCGGACAGCGGTCTAATGTTGTATAACCCGGTACGCAGATTGCATCATTTTCCCTGTCAGATAAAAATAATGCAACCGGCGAGTTATTCCGTGTTTTCTTTTTTTGATTCCAAAACATTTTATCCCCACCAATCCTTTGCTTTTTGTTTACGCTCCATATTTTGCAAGTATCTAACACAAGCAAAAACGCTTGCATCAAACAAATCAATCCGGTTTGTCTGCCCGATTTTTTCGTATTGTATCATATCGTCCGTTTTTTCAATCGCACTCACATTTTCTACGCAATATTCAAACGCCTCGCTATGCAAATAATACAATTTCCCGTCTTTCGCACGTTGTTCAATGTGCCGGAATCCCTCGGATTTTAAATAATAATATTGTGGTTGGTCAATAATATTAAATCTCGCTTGTTTCATTTCAATAAAATATTCTCTCGCAAATTTTCTGTCATGCCCGATTTGTTTTATTTTAAATCCACGCTGCCGCATGGAAATAAACCAGTTTACAACGTCAGCAGCGTTGACGGTTGGACTGTTGCACATGGTTAAAAGTCCATCATCCGCCCAGCCAAACAGCGGTATTTCGTCCTCGTCTGCCTTTTTTGCCGCCATTGTGACCGGAAAAAAAGCATGTGTAATGATAATGTCAACGTCTTCCTTTGCATAGTGCCCGTATAAAGCCCCAGCGGTCAAATCGTACATTCTGGACAAATCCGCTCCGCCATACCAATCAATCGGCATACGCAGCAAGTCCTCTATCGTCCAATTATATTTATTATCCGATGCACGAAACTCTGATAAATCAAAATATGCTCGCATAGCACTGGTATAAATATTGAGTGACCGGCTTAAAAAGTCTTTGCGTTGTTGAGGGTCGTTTTGTGCCTGCAGCGACTCTTGCAAAATGTCGGCTGGTCTAATTGTAACACCGTAAGACGGGTTCGCTTTTTCGTGTTGGATAGGTGACGTATAATCTACCTGTCCATGCTCGTCTTGTTCCGCTTGGGATACAAAGCAAAAAAGCGTATCATCCTTTACCGTGCCATTTAAAACCTTTTTTGCATACTCTAAACGCCGATAACAAAAGCTGTTGATGTTATCTCCAGCGGTGGTAATGCCTATCATCAACTTGTTTGTATAGGCTTTCATTGCCTCTTTAAATCGGTTATACTGTGCAGATTTTTTAAAAGCGTGTACCTCGTCCGCAATTGCAATATTGCAGTTAAAAGAATCCTGTGCATCTGGATTGCTTGCTAATGCCTCAATGCGTATAGAGCCATTTGGTCTGCCGCTTGCGTCTGTAAATTGATAACTGATAGAGTGCTCAGCGTTGTTGTTAAGCACTCTAAAATCATCAATCATCTCACGGTATCGCAACGTGTACAAAATATCGTTAAAAGATTCGCACGCTTGCTTTTGCGACGCTGCAACGATGTAAATAATAGACCCAGAGCGACGTTCCAAAATTGCCAACGCAAACGCTAAAGCAGCAATAAACATGGTTTTCCCGGATTTTCTTGGAATAAAAATAAACGCTTCTTTGTATCGGCGTTCTTTTGTTCCTGTATAGTAAAATCCAACAAGATTATACACAGTAAAGACTTGCCACGGCTGCAGCAACATCGGCGTGTTCATAAGCGGCTCGCCTTTAAGGCTTTCGCCTTGCTTGTGCACCATAAACCGTTCAATTATATTGCAAACCAAATCCGGTTCTTTTGTGTGCAGTTCCAAATCTTCACGCTTTAAATCTTCTAAAAACCGCTTGCATTCCAAAAGATTATTTCCGGCAATAATCTTTCCGGCGACAACATCCTCGGCATATTGTATTGCAATCTGCTTAAATTGTTTAGTCGCCAAGGCTCTTTAGCACCTCCGCAAGAGTATCTGTTTTTTTCTTTTTCATTGCTTGTTCGTCGATGTTTTTTAGCCCTTTGGGTGTAAGCCCAAGGTCACGCCAATATGCCAAAGCAGTCTTGTTAAGTTCATCCCACAACATCAAAGATGGATTTTTTGTCCTGTTGGTTTCGCCGTGAGAGTTTGTGTGCTCTATAATAGGGTTTCCGTCATATGTTTCTAACGTCTGGTCACGTTTTTCAAGGATGTCAGCCAGCGAATCAATCACACCATCAAAAGATTCTTTGTAAGTATTGATAGCAATGCAGGCTTTTTTGATTTGAGATTTCCATTTTGATTTTGTCACCGAATCACCTCCCAATGCTTTTGTGAAAAAAATCGACGCAGTTAGAAAGAGTTCCCTACCCCGTTCCAGTAGGAGCCGCCAACCCCCCCCCCGCAAGGAGGGGGGCTACCTCCGACCGCCGCCTTTTTCCGGGTGCCGCTTGTTGTGGCATGCGTCGCAAAGGCTTATAAGGTTATCGCTTTGCAAGGCAAGCTCAGGGTAATCATTCAAATGTTTGATGTGGTGCACCGTAACCGCCGGACGTATCCGACCATAACGCTTGCAATCCTGGCATTGGTAAGCATCCCGTCGCAGAATCATGCGGCGTTTGTGTTGCCATGCCTTAGATTTATAAAAGTTTGAAACATCCATCTATACCACCATAAAAAACACCGCACGGATATCTCCGCACGGTGCGTTTAATCCTATATCTATTATACCAGTAATAGATGCAGGATTGCAATATATTTTGCTGAAATTCATGCTCTTTCGGAATTCTATTTTATACAACACGTTGATATGCTTGTATCAAATCACACTACATCTTGTGCTGCTGCGTAAACGCCGATACCATACGCCTTGCGTTTGTTTATGCAATACCGTCGTAGGTCTAACGATTGCAAGACCAAAATGCTGTAGTAATAGCTTAGCAAATCGCCCTCTAACCGCTCGATATAATGCAGGGATTCCGGCGTGTTGTTATATTTTTTTAAAGCACGCTCGTACTCCGCCATAGTTGTCCGGACAATGCAGGCAGCAAGGTATATATAGCAGTTGTCTATGTTGTCATATCGTTTCAGCGGTATCGGCTCTTTACATGTTGCCTTTGCTTCCGCTTGCGGATTGGATTTATATGCATCACGTTTTTTGTGGCGACGCTCAACGTTAATTGCATTATAGCAAGGTCTGCAACACTGTCCAGGTGTCCACTTTGTTAGCTTCCCGGTGCGTTTGTTGTTGTAAAAATTCCAGCCATCCGGCAGCGGCTGACCACACCGTTTACACACCTTATTCATTTTCTCACTCCACTTTACCCTTTACTTGTAATTTGATTTTTGTAAAATCAATCTGGTAATCCCGCTTGAAACGCTGCATCTGCTCCAGTATGTCGGGCGATTTCCCGAAAATTGGCGGTATCTCAGCGATAGACTGTACGTTGTCAAACAGCCGCTGCAACCGTTTCTGTTTCCATCCATAGTGCCATTCCAGCGTCACAAACACCATCGCCATGCCCTGATAAATCGCCATTGTGTGACTGTATTCCACCTCGTTCTTGTTGTACAGGTTTTTTCGCTGTAAGGCTGGGTTCTTCATTTGGACTCCTCCAGTTCCTTGTTCAGTATTTCCGCTGCTTTTTCAGCGTTTTCGAGGGTGTCGAAATAAGGACCATTAACGCGACAATTGCAATCATACCAACCTTCAGCAGCCCAGTGGCTGCTACTGTAATCATAATAAAGGCAATACGTTGCTTCTCCGCTTCCAAAATCCGGCACATAGTCCGGGCAGAGCATATCATGCAGCTGCTCCAATCGTAACAATAACCGCATTTTCTCTGCAACTTGTTCGGCACGTTCTTCCGTGCGGAAACAGTTGCCGGATAGAATTTTAGGCTCGTCGATGATGTCCTCACAATAAGTGTACTGGAAAGCGTAAAAACTGTTTTCAATTGTAAAATATTTTTCTCCACGCTCCGGCTTCCACGGCTTCGGCTCTTCCTGTTTCTTCTGTGCCTCTGCCTCTTTCCGCAACGCTTCCAGCTTCCCCAAAAATTCCGCTTTCAGGGCTTCCAGTTTCTTTTCGATGTCGTTCATTTTGATTCCTCCAGTTCCGCATTGAGTATGTCGGCTGCTTCCATAGCAGTTACAACGTCTCTAAAATAAACCAATGTGCTTTCTCCACTGCTTCTGTCGAAAAATGCTTGCATTTCCCCATCAGTATGATCAAACGCAACAAGGAATTTTGCTGTACCATCCCAATCCGGCTCATAGTCCGGACAAAGCTGGTCGTGCAGCTGTTCAAGCTGCAACAGTAACCGTATTTTCTTTGCAACTTGCTCAGCACGTTCTCTTGTTGGAAAGTAGTCGCCGGATAAGATACAAGATTCGTCAATATCATCTCCAATATAAATATACCGGACAACATCAACAGCGTTTTCGATTGTGAAGTACGCTTCCCCATATTTCGGCTTCCACTTCTTTTCAATGTCGTTCATTTTGATTCCTCCGTTTCACTTCTCCGATTCCATGCAATTCTTATATCATCATACACACAGCGAACTTCTACACCACATTCATTACAAAAAATCTCTGGCACAGGCTTTAAGTATGTTACCGCCTGCTTTACATTTTTGCTACCGCAGAAAGGGCATGGCTTCAATTTTGATTTGGCTTTCATAGGTTTTCTTCCTTTCTCTTTCATTCAGATTCTTTCGCTGCGATTAAAATGTAACGGTGACATTTAAAACCGCCGCAGCCAACCAATAAACCGCCCGTCTGTGGTCTTTATGCCACAAACAAACCGCTGCTGCACCAACATCCAGCAGTATCATGGCAATTGGTAGGATTTGCGTGGCGTTGATTTTGTTCATGTTCATGTTTTCCTTCCCGTTTTACCAATCACAAGCTTATGACTTCTGAAGCCGTCTTTTACTTTTCCTCTTGCAATCTCCATTGCATGTACGGAGTTACGATAGCACTCATCACACTGCTTTTTGCCGTTATCAATATCCTTGCCACAGGTTACACAGTGGTATCCATCGCCAAACATATACTTTGGCAAAATTCCCATTTTCCGGTTCTTTTCTGTGTGCCTTTTTGCGTCCTTTTTTGCACACATCACGCATGCAACTTTACCAGATGCCGCCGGTTTCTTTCCACAATAGACGCACTTCCCAGCAGCTTTTCGCTCAGCATATTTCTTTTTAGTTCTTTCACAAGCTTTTTTTCTTTCCGCTTGCTTCCGCTCTTCCGACATGTTTGCAATGTATTTGTGGTGTCTTTCGTTGCGTTTGTATAAACACTCCCAGCAATATTTTCTGTGTGGAGCCGCACTTTCTCGCCCACACTCCGCACAAATCCCATGCTGGGCATACCAATCTCTCAATTCTTTACTCACCCGGCAGCACCTCTTCCAACGCATCCAACCCGCCATGTATACGTAACTGCAACGCCTCAATTACAACAAAGTTGATATATGTGCCAATGTCGGCAAAATCAACATATGTATCTGGGTCTGTATCTCTCTGACCAGCTGTTTTCTGCACCATTGCTTGCCGGATGATGTCCAGATGCTCTTTTAATATCCTGACATCCTCTTTAGTGCAGGTGTTTTTGTGTTGCAGCTTTAAAAAAGACCACATTGTTTGCAGCTGCCCCTCGTCAAGCTCTCTAAGATTATGCTTCATTTTTTCTCCCATCCGTACCACTGCACCCTCAAATCAACGTTACCAGCATTATGCTGACCTCGTATCATTTTGACTGTACGCAGTTTTGCATTTGCGTTATCCACTGTCAAATATAACAGCGGATGCATATTTCCTTTTTTGTCGAGCCGCTGTAACCACATCCCAGTGATTGCATCACGGATACCGTACACCGGACGGCGTTGCACGTCCATTTTTAAGATTTCTGTCGTCAAACTCCTATATAAAGTAAAAGCCTTTGGTTTTGCAAGTTCATCTGCCGTAAATTCCGGCGGCTCTATCAAATACGAGTTGCAACGTGTATCAACCATTCTAAAAAGCCGACGTGTGCAAATGTTGTACTCCTGCGTGATTATTTCGGCGGATTTGCCGCTCAGATAATCAGACACCGCCCGACGTAACCGCTTTTCCTCGTCTTTCCAGTTCCGGACAATTGCATCTCGGTATTCTCCTCGCCGCTCGCTGCAAAAATATCTGACCGTATCGCCTGTGATTTTGTATTTATCACCTAACGCATTGACCGGACAACGGTCTACAAAATAATCATATGCGACTTGCATTTTAAATCGCTCTGAGTATCTTTTTGACATATCCATCCCTTTCCTATTATATCGGCTCATCCAAGTTTAAAATCAAGCTTGCATAAGCTTCAGCGTTTTCTGATACTGGCGTGTCTTGTTGCTGTTTTTTTCCTTTATGTGGCGTTCCCTCTGTTTTCCCCCAGTATTGCAAGGTCTTTTTCCAATTCCGGATAAAATTCCCGTTTTTCGTTTTCCAGTTTCGTTCCGTGTAATAGTCATAAAACTTTTGCACGTCAATCCGGATTCTCTCTTGCTCTGCAAATAGCCGGATTTCTTCCAGTGTTGGAGGAAAATTTTGGCTTTCTGCATCTAAGATAGATAGATAGATATCTTCTTTATCTTCTTCTATCTTCTTATTCTGTTGTCGCTGCCCTGTCGCTTCCTTGTCATCACCCTGTCGCTGCCCTGTCGTTTCGTCTGTCAACAACTGATACTTATCGTAATTATTTATAGCAAATACGGTAAAATTCGGGTATTTGTACCTTGTCAATTCCCCTGTCGTTTCAAGGTGACTGATTGCCGTTCGTACTTGTCTTTCTGTCAACCTCGTTTCTTTCGCTAAAACGGCATAGCTGGAAACCCGACTGCCACAAGGGACGGTGATTCCGTGCCATTGCCTTTTTGCTATATTGACGGTCAACAGCAGATGCAGGAAGACCGTTTTTGTGTTGATGTCATCGTACCACTCCCAGTTTAAAAGTGACCGATACAGCTTGATATAACCGCTTTCCAACATCTGGTATCATCTCCTTTTAAAACGGTACGTCCCCATCACCGAGAATCGTCTGGAAGTCGCTAAGGTCGTCGAGGTCAATTCCCGGCGTTGACTTACCAGCATTTTTGACATCCGCCTCATAGGTATGTACCACATTTTGCGACTGATTGACAACGCCCTGCATCGGATTGCTGTAAGACGGTGCCTGCGGCTCACTGTAAGCCGTTTGCGGTGTGGGCTGGTAGTTTTGCGGTTGGCTGTTATAATCGCTCTGTGCGGCGTTCTGGGCTGTCTTACTCTCGCCGAAAGTCACATTGTCCGCTTGTACATTCATAGCATAATGTTTAACCCCGTTGTTGTCCGTGTAATCAGCGTTTTGCAACTTGCCCTCTACGATAATCATCGACCCCTTACGGAAATACCGGTTGACAAATTCCGCTTGCTGCCGCCAGCTGACGATGTTGATAAAATCCGCTTTCTGGTCGCTGCTTTTGCTGTACTGCCGATTGACGGCAATCCGAAAACGGCAAACAGCAATGTCGCTTTGTGTGTTTCTGAGTTCCGGGTCTGCACACAACCGACCCATTAAAATTACCTTGTTTATCATTGTTCTTGCTCCTTTCGTAGCGGTGCAACCGCTCTTTCGTAGTTCCGATAGTAATAGTAAAAGATTTCCAGCAGCTTTTTGGCTGTGTCCTCTTTTTTGACAAATGACACCTGTAAGCCGCACCGATTGCCTGATCGCAGCGACCGCAGAGCGAAATAGACGGTTTTGCCGATGCGTTTCACCTTTCGATTCTGGGAAATCATCTGTTTTTCTGGGATTTCGTAGGCTTTTAACTCTGCCTCCGATGTTACGCCCTCTAAAATCAACTCCATGTGCCGGGCATTCTTTGCAGCTGTTTCCAACTCTTTTAAAATCCGCTCTTGGTCTCGGATAAAATTTCCAAAAAGTTCATCAACACTCCCTTTCCGCTCGACCACACAAGACCGTTCAAAACTTTTTCCGCCGACCTCAAAAGAGTAATCGCCAAAATCCAGCTTGCGGCTTTCCGTTGCAATCCCGTTTGCATGCAAAAACTGTATAATGTGCTGGTTGCATTGTTCCCGAGTGTCGCAGATAACCGTTATTTTCTTTTCAAAAACTTTTCTCTCAATCAAATGTCGTCAACCTCGCAATCATACACCGACTTATAATTTATCGGTTTTGTAATTATCTTTTTAGACCGGCAATAATCGCACTCGCCGCAGGACATCGGCAATAAATCACCGTTTTTTATCTTTTGATACCGTTTTACGAGTGACTGTACAAATTCTAACGCCGCCTCAAGGGTATCATCCGGTATCCAAAACAGGTTTAAATCCGGCTCTGGCTCTTTTGTGACGGCAGCCAGATAAAACGGCAATGTTTTCCCGGTGTTTTGCCGGACAATCTCCTGATAAATTGCCCCTTGGATGTCATACCGCCAAAAATCAATGAAATGCAGTTTCTTTTTTTTGGCTGGGTCATAAATCAGGTTAAAATCCCGGACAACCTTTAAATCTACAATCATCAGACCCTCATGATAGCTGTCAATTTTGGATTTAAAGGGTATACCGCAGATTTTGCCGGTAAAGATTCGCTGCTTTTGTCCACTCATGTATTGCATAAATTTTTTATCTCGCTTTACTCGCTGGATAATGTAATTAGCGTGTTGGTATGCAGATTTTAATTTACCTTGTCTTGTAAAGATTGCTGGGTGATTTGCAACAAATGCATCCAGCGTACCCTCAAAGTATGCATCAACATAAGAGCCGACCAATAAAGCTTCAGTGCTTGGTCTATGATATTCACCGTGCAATTCCGCAAGGGTTCGTGCCTCGCAATCTAAAAAAGATTTAAATTGTGAGGCACTCATATAACCTTGGTTGCTTTCCGGTGAGTAATAATTCTCACTCGTTAGCATCCTGTTCCCCCTCGGCTTCCGCAAACGGGTCTGGAGCGTTCGCCGCCTTTTGGCTGATTTCTTCCGCCTCTCCTTCAACGTGGCAGCCCATCAAAACATCTGGACAATATACACGGGCAAAAAACGCCCCTGCACGGTATGCCAACATCTGTTCAGGCATGTTTTTCCATTTTGTGTTGCTCAACCAGCCCTCGGCGATTGCCATAGCGATGGTGACCTCAGTACCTGCAAGTTCGGTATCTCCATCCTTTGCCGTAATGTAACAGCCGCGTTTGTTTGTTCCACGCTCACCGGTGTAATTCACTCTGACATCTGTAAACCGCTGCCGGATAAAGCACAGGCACGCTTGTCCGCTCCATGACGGCTTACCCTTTACAACATACAATTGTTGCATGACCATCAACGGGGACACGCCCATCCGCTGAGCCATATCCACAGCAATTGCACAATCTGCCGGCTTGCCAACGTAAGCGGTCGGCACAAGACCACTCGCCGCAAACACCTTACCGATTTTTAACGCATCCGCAAAATCCGCCATAATCGGGGTGCTGATTTCCTTTTTCGGCGTTGCGATTGCTAACTGGTTGCTTTCGTTTTCCATTTTTTTCCTCCCATTATAAAGAACTCAACAAAGTACTAACTTTAATAGTAAATGTCATGCTATCAATTACTTTGTTAAAACATTCCTCGCACATCCAAGAATTATCTAAACCGCTGTTTTTTTGGAAGCGTATTAGTTTTTCATCGCCTGATACTTCCTCGCCGCAGGTATCGCAGTAGTAGTGTAAAACACGTTTTGCACCGCAGTTTCTGCATTGCTCGCAACAACTGCAATCGTTTTCAATCTTTATCATCCGTCACCACATCGCTTTCCAAGAAGTCCAGCTGGCTGAGATTCAGGTCTGATTCATCCTCGACCTGTTTCGCCAGCGTTTGCAAGTCTGCATCTACGAACGCCTGTGCAGCTGCATCCAGTTCGCCAAGAATCCGATACAGCGGCTTCATGACATCGAAATGGTCAGCCTCTTGCATCGGGTCGAGCGTGGTATTATCTGCATGCATTGCTTCCACGCACATGATAGCAACTTGGATTGCATGTTGTCTCAAAAAGACTTCCTCTCTTTTCATATTGACATTCCTTTCTGTTTGTGATAAAATAAAGGTGTTTTTCATTCTCCCTCGTTACTGGTTGCTGCCGGTGCGAGGGTCTTTTTTTGCCCGTTCTTTCATTAGTTCTTCACGCAAAAATTTGTTTTCTTCTTTAAGCAGCCGTGTCTGTTCATTCGCTGCTCTCCGGACTTTTCTACATGCTTTCGCTGCTTCCGTGAGTTCGTGTTCTTCCGTAGCTTTCGCAACTTGTTTTTCCATTTTGCGTTTTTGGCGGTAATTTTTGTTAGCTATTTTCTTCCTGATTGCCGCACATTCTTGGCAATACTTAACCGCATTGTATCTCCCAAGTGTGTCATAATCGGTGTCGGCAATCTCAATCCCGCACATATCGCAATGCTTTACCATTGCTTTTCATCCCTCCCCCGATGGTGGGAAAAGCCAGCTTTTCCTACTGCTTTTCCTACCGCTTTTCCTCGGCATTCCCGAAAAAATCAAATTTCCGGCGGTGGGGGAGTGTTGCCGCATCGCTCTGCACAAACATCCAGCAGCCGATGTGCAAAGTCATTGACAATCTCCGGCGGAATGTCGGTCAGTGTGGTATGTACTTGACGCCCTCTGTTGTCAAAATGAGTAATCTCAATGGGCATACACTCACCCGTCTTGATTGCAACAACGCTGTCATTGATTAGCTGATTGCACTGCTCGTACTGCTTGAGATTGCTCTCCATGCGGTCTGTCTGTTCCCGTGCCGCCTGATAATCAAACCCAGTCGGTACGGGTTTTAATTCCCGTCCGGAATCCGCCGCTTGCTCGTCGAGCGTGCGGTTATGCCGCTGCCAAGCAGCCCAACAGATAACGGCGGCAATACCACCAAGAATCATTGCTTGCATGATTTCTCCCCCTTTTTACGTTTCTTTACGCTTGCCTTTCGGAAATACTCCCTGCATTTTTCGCACATCCTAAAACTTTCGTTTTCACGAATGCCGCCACAATGTGTACAAAACCCAGCCGCTCGCCATGTATCACGCTTGGTTTTTTCACGCAAGGTATTTTTTTGTATCTCTTGCTTTTTGCGTTCCGGCGATAGGTTTTCATACCATCTTTGCTTGCTTTCCCTATTGCTTTCTTTGCATTCCGGACAAAGCACCCCCATTCCTTTTGTGCTTTTTTTACCACAAAACGGACAAACGTCATGGTCTTTGCACAAGTAATAATAGGCTTTGGAGTATTCCCGTTTCTCCTGTTTCCGTTCTTCCGGTGTCATTCCGTCCCCCTCCCTGCAATGTCTAAAAGTGCCTGAGCCTTTTCGATGGAATCCGCACGTTCTTCAAGCATTCCGCGGTTTTCCATTAGACCCATCATTCCGACAAACAACGCAAGCGACATATCTGCCGCTTGCACTGGGTCTGCGTTTTGTAGTCCGTTGATACACCAATGATGCTTATCATCGTCGTACTCAATGGTTACTTTCCACATCATTTACCATTCCTCTCCGTCCGGATTATCTTTTTTCTCCTGTCGCATCCGCCGATAGACGGCTTGCAAACAAGGAAAAGATATCCGCCGACATACGGCTTGCAAGTAAAGCAAAAATTAGGTTTATGGTAGCTTCGAGCACCGCTTTTTCGCTTGGCGTAAAATTTTGATACACCTGCGTAAACTGCTGCCGTTCTGCGATTTCCTTTTTTGTTGCCATAAAACAACATCCTTTCATAATTTATTACCCTTACGGGTTGGGATACCGCTGATACGCTCAACGGTTCAGAAGCGTTCATATAAAGATGGCTTTACACTTCAAAGTGGATTTTAGCAGCTTCTACAAGTGCCAGATATTCTCTTGCAAACTTATTGTTTCCATGCGTTTCTTTTACCTTGCTCTCAAATTCTTGCAATGTACCACTAAAACATCCACAAGACACAGCAATATTTCCACCCTTTGTTCTAAACATTGTCGTGTTGCGATTGTGAGAGCCAAATCCTTTCAAATAAATATAATCAGCATTGCTGCATACCAAAGCATTACCATATATGTGAGCATTGTCACACACCCAAGTATTACCACACACCTGAGCATTGCCAGACACCTGAGCATTGCCATACACCTGAGCATTACCACACACCAGAGTATCGCCACACACCAGAGCATTGTCACACACCAGAGCATTGCCAAGCACAAAAGCATTGTCAGACACCCAAGCACTGCCATACACCAGAGTA